TATTTTCGTATGCTCTTCTATATGGTATTTCTTCTACTACACCCGGATAATCATTTGCAACGGAGTGAGTCAGAAATGATGTACCGGGTGTGGTAGTTCTAATACACCTTAGTTCAATGTCAGCTCCTATATCAATATAAGATTCTCCCCTGGCTTTCATAAAATTTTGCACTGCTGCAGGTGGCGCAAATCTCACCAAATAATTATTCGGAGTAGCGACATTCATTATCCTACTCTTAAGTTCATGAGTCTTAATCGGAGTAGGATTTGGAACTCCCTTAATGGCCGCCATCTAAATACTTATTATTATTATACTATGTATAACTGATGCCCAGGGATTCTAAGTACCATCAAGGTAGGTTCCACCCTCTGCATCCTGAAAAATATATGGGGGATGTGAGAAACATATGTTATAGAAGTAGTTGGGAACTCCACTTTCTCAAGTGGTGTGACAGGAACGATTCTGTCATAAAGTATGCATCGGAGGAGTTTAGTATTCCTTACGTTCATCCAGTTGATAATAGAGTTCATCGATACTATCCCGATGGTATCGTACAAATAAGACACAAGGATGGTAGGGTATGTCGATATATTATAGAAATTAAACCCGCCAAACAGTGTAAGGAACCAACGAAAAAACCAGGTAAGGTTACGAAGACTTTTATCAGAGAAGCAACAACCTACGCTATCAACCAGGCCAAATGGAATGCTGCAGATGGGTATGCAAAGGATAATGGTATTGAGTTTAAAGTCTTGACTGAAGTTGACCTTGGCATCCCAACACCAAAACGTAAAAAACGCAACTAAATATTATTACTGAAATCTTTATAAGATATTATGCCTTTACCAAAGATTGTTACTCCAACTTATGAACTTGAGTTGCCTTCTACCAAACAGAAGATTAAGTTTAGACCATTCCTAGTTAAGGAAGAGAAGTTATTGGTCCTCGCATTGGAAAGTGAGGATACTAAACACATCACGACGGCCATTAAGACAGTCATAAAAAGTTGTATCTCTACAAGAGGTATCAAGGTAGAGGAATTACCTACTTTTGATATTGAGTTCTTGTTCCTTAATATCAGAGGTAAGTCTGTCGGTGAGGAGGTTGAAGTTAATATCATTGCTCCTGACGATGGTGAGACCTCCATCCCTGTGAAGATTGACCTTGAAGATATTAAAGTTGTTGAGAATCCAAACCACGATAAACAAATTCGTCTTGACGATAGTCTGATGATGGAGATGAAGTATCCTTCTTTGGACCAATTTATTAAGAACAATTTCGACTTTGAAGATAGTAGTGTGGACAGGTCATTTGAACTTATCGCTACCTGTATCGATAAGATTTACAATGAGGAAGAGGTGTGGTCTACTGCAGATGTATCTAAGAAAGAGGTCATCGAGTTCTTAGAGCAGATGAGTTCGGCTCAGTTCAAACAGATTGAAAAGTTCTTTGAGACCATGCCACGACTATCTCATACAGTGGAGATCAAGAACCCTGTCACTAAAGTCAAGAGTACTGTTGTTCTGGAAGGGTTATCTAGTTTTTTCGGGTAGCCCTAGTCCATATGGACCTAGAGAATTACTTTAGGTTAAACTTTGCCCTCATGCAGTACCATAAATATTCATTAACTGAGATTGAAAACATGATGCCCTGGGAAAGGGACATCTATGTTGCTCTACTTCAAGAACACTTAGAGGATGAGGAACAAAAAATGAAGCAAAGGAATGGCTAGGAAGATTGTGAGAGGCCAGGGCCCTGCAAAGGGTAAGAAGGTCGCAAACAAAACTGGTGGTAAGAAGACAGCTGCTGAGAAGTTGATTCAAGAATTTCAGCAGCAAGGGAAGGATAGTGCTGAGGAACCAGCGGGTCTAGACGAACTGATTAAATCTATTCAAAAAGAAGTAAAGGATAACGATAAGAAGAAGAAAGAAGATAAGAAAAAGATGAGTGCCTTAGTAAAGGTAGTCACTGAAGCTGTAGATAAGAAAGATGATAAGGTTGATAGTTTAGAGATAGAGGATAGAGTATTAGAACTACTTGGTATCGAGGATTACGAAGCTGAGTTAGACTACGAACAATTTGCTACACTCTTAAAAGAATATTTTGTTGCACAAGGTATTGGTAAGCGTAAGGAAGAGAAGGAAGGTGACACTGAAGCTCTCAAACAAGCACTAAAGAAATCAAAAGGTAAGAAGGGTAAGTTTAACCCAAAGAAAAAGGTAACAGCCTCTGGGTTCAGGGGTGAGAAGAAAACCACACCCACACCCACCCAAAAACCAAAGAAAGTTCAGTCCGATAAGTTACTTTTCTCTGTTGGTGAGACTAGTAGTCCTGACAATATAAAGACAGAGATAGAAGAGGATACTCAACAGCAATTACTTCCCCTCTCCAAATCATTGGAAGAGATAGAGAAGAACCTTCAGAAAATTCTAGAGATTAATAAAAAGAAGCTTGAGTTTGAAAGACAAGCTGCAAGAGATGCTGCCAAGAAGGAAGAGACTGCTGGGTTTAAGAAGACCGAAGCGCAACTAGAAGATAAAACAAAAGCAAAGGTAAAGGATACTGCAGAGAAAAAAATAAAACCTGTCACCAGTATCTTTGATATGATAGGTAACTTCCTTACAAATGTATTGTTGGGAGGTGCTGTACTAGGGTTCCTTAATTTCATTAAAGATCCCGGTAAAGCATTCAAGGGTATCACGGACTTTCTTAACTCCACATTGATACCATTTGTGAATGATATAATTGACTTTGTAAGTACAATCATATTCTTCCCTACCAATACTATTATTGATGGAATTAATGCGGGTTTAAAAGATCTTGAGAATGCACTAAAACAAATTCAAAAGGTTATACCTATACCAAACATCACTTTCCCTAACATTCCACATATAAAAATACCAAATGTTCCTAACATTCCTGCTGGGTTTGGATTGTTTCAGAAACAAGAGGGTGGTGGTGAAGTAATCAATATTAATAACCTTTCTCTGTTTGACGGAGGAGCCATTGATGGTAGGTCAGGTATGAAGATCACTGGGATGGGTAATGACACACAGCTGATTGCTGCTCAACCTGGTGAGATCATGATGAGTAAGAAGGCTGTAGATGCATACGGTGCTGAAAATCTTCTTGCTGCTAACGCCGCTGCAGGTGGGAATAACACACCTAAGTTTGGTAAGGTTCCTGGATTCTCTAATGGTGGTCAGGTATATGATATACGTAGAGCTACTAGTAGAGATGTGGGGTCACCTACCATGGGAACTGCATCTAAAGGTGTTATGATTGTCCCTGGACATTATGGATATGGTGGAGGTACACCTGGAAACACTTCAGGTCTTTCAAAACAAGCAGGAATGGCTTCAGGATGGGATGAATATCTTGCTAATGTAATGATTGGAAAGGAAGTGGTTAAACAAGTCCAAGCGCTCAACCCTGCAATTCCTATTAAATTCTATGAAAAACCAGGTGGTTTTGAAAATAGTAATAGAGGTTTGGCAAATGCTATTGCACACTATAAAGACCTAGAAGCACAGGGTTATGAGGTAATTGAACTTCATCACGACGAACCTAAAGGTAGGGGTGGTTTATTAGGTAGTTATACAAATTACTCTAGTCTCGATAAAAGATTAGCAGAACTTGGTGGTAACTTTGGTTTTGGATATAAGGGAAGATTTGAGACGGGATATGGAATGAATAAAGGTGGTATTAGTATGTATGAAGTTGCACCTCTTGGTGGTCAATATGAACAAGGACTAATAGCAGGTGATAAAAATGCTACTGTCGCCGGTGCTGCTCATCTCGTTCAAGAAATCACCGAAGTAAATGGAGGAAAGCGACAATCACCCACACCAGAAATATCCCAGATCACACCACAAGCTTCAGTGACAAAAGCAAATGTTGATATCCATGTTGCATCACCCGCAACACCACAGGGTAGTCAGACAACTGTACTTCCTGTCCCAACAGGCCAACAAAATGCAACCAGTGCTGCATCAGCAGCTCAAGGTAGAGTGCCTTCGTTTAATGCGGAGGATGATAGTAACTATGATATTCTTGTCGTC